TCTAAAAGATAAGTTGCAGTGGTTCCAACTCCCACAGTTTTTAGAATAGGAGTTAGTACAGCACCAAAACCAGATCCATCTATTTGAAGATCAGGAGGAGCAATATAATCTTTACCTTTATACTTAACATAAACTTCAGTAATAGATCCACTATTAATGATAGGTATAAGTTCAGCTCCAGTACCAGAAGATAAAGTTACATCAGGTTCTCTATCAAAATTAATAACCTCAGAAGATCCATATCCAACTCCTTTATCAATCAAATGAATAGATGTAACTTCTCCTCTGAATATTGGTTGTATTTTAGCTTCAAAAGTTTCTGTCCCTACAGACGCTACTCCAACCCTTCCAGTTAAAGATACATTAATAGGAGGATAGTTGAATTGATGAGTTCCTACACCAATATAAGTTAGATCACGGAATTGTTTTGTTTTATAATAGAAATCTTTAGCAGTAGTTCCTACACCAACACTTGTTAACTTAAAGTGATCATCATCAACAAAACAAACATAATAATCTGTAGCAGTTGCTAAACCTGTAATAGGTGTTCCTGTGCAAGTATAATTAATAATCTCTCCATTCTTATAATCATGTTTTTCAATTTTTATTTGATCTGAAGATGTATTAATTCCTGCAGGTTGTACAGTTCTCTTCTTATTTTCATAATTAGATCCAGATGTAAGTACATTAATAGATTCAACAATAGATTTTGTATTATAAGACTTTATAAACTGTACACCATCCCCACGAGCAGTAAGAACAGCAGTTTGTATTCCTGCTAACGCACCTGCTTGTGTAGTATGGAGTCGTATTACAGTTCCACCAGTACCCACTACAGAAGCATAGTAACTTGCATCACTTGTTAGTCCAGCAATGATACTTTGACCTTTTGTGTCATATACTACTCTTTCACCATTAGCAAATTTATGATAAGTGGAAAATCCAATTGTAGATGGTAAATCTCCTGTTGTTCCCAGTCCAACTTTACTAGAATTAGAGAAGAAAGGAACAGAATGTGATACAGACTGCATATTTACACCAACAGTCGCACCTTTACCATTTCCTCCAGTAATTGTTACTACAGGAGTTTCTTCATATCCAAATCCAGCATCTATAAGTCTTATATCTTGTAACGTTCCTTTAACTGCAACACATCCTGTAGCACCTGTTCCAACAGCATCAGCAATTCTAGCAATAGGAGGATTTATTACATCATATCCTTTACCACCACCAAGAACATCTATACCTGTAATTTCTCCATAAGTGATTTTATCATAAGATTTGTAATTTAGAATTTCTACACCATTTGCAAGAATACCAGTGGTACCTGGAGTGGTTTCATATATGGTTCCAGTATTAATTGGTGGATTAATTGATCTTACAAGTTTTTGAGATTTTAAAGTTTCTTCATGAAAACTAAATGGTTCAATTCTATTATCTGTTACAATTCCAACATTATCAAGAGATACATAATTTTCAAAATAAAGATCAGATCTACTTTTTGCAAGTTTAATACTATTTGCATCTACTCGTTTAACAAAATAAAGACCTTCTGAATTAGGAAATAGTTCAGATTTAATTACATAATTATCTAATTTTGTACCACTAGTAGTGTCTACATAAATTTCGTTAATTATCTGTGGTGTATAGTAAATTGCATCTCCAGTATAATAACCGTGGTCAAAAATAGGAACACCAACAGGAGTAGTGGCATCTGCAATTATATTAAATGTATCTCCATCAAAACTTCCATTAAAGATAATTCTATTAGCATTAACACCTAAAGAAGAACTATCATATGATGGAATAGATGGTGATGTAATTAAAAGTTTATCCTCTGCTCTTTCTTTATAAACATTCTGAACATCACTAGAAAATACAGATGCTTCAGGGAAGTTTAATGCATTTACTTTTGCAATTTTTCTTTCTATAATATAAGGATTATCCTCAAGATAACGAGTAACATCAATTTCTCCTTGCTCTTTCATAATGAAAGATTTGGATGATGTTATTTGACTTATAAGAGATGGTGGATAAGCAGTTCTTGCATCTGCAGATCGAGAAAGAACAGCTCTATCTCCTACCTTAAATCCATGATCAACATCAGTAAAGACTTCGTAAGTAAAGTCTGAAACGTCTATTAATCCTAATTGCTTCACTTTATATGTTGGTGAAACATTATAGAACCAATTGGATAATCGGTAATCAGTATTACCAATTCCCAAAGCTTTAATTTTTATACTATCTCCACTACCATAAAGACAACTTGCACTATCATATTCTAAATTATGAACAACAGAAGTAATTCTAACTTCAATAGTTTCATCTGGATTAACTACTGATTGTCCATATGCAAAAGTATTAATACCAACCGATTCTGCACTTGTAATAGTTTTACCAATTCCACTTAATCCAAAAAATTGAGTTAAGTTTTTAGATGTATATGAACTTACTCCTACAGTACCATCAATATATCTCCAATGGAGTTCTCCATCTGTTGCAAACCCAACTGTTGAGTCAACATCAAAAGTAGTAGCTCCTGCTGCTACTGCACCAACTATTCTAGTTCTAGGATGAGTATTAAATGTACCATAAGTAGCACCTTCAACCCTTGAGTCTCTATTATAACCAGCATCTACACTAAACTTATAGAATGTCTCTCCAACACCCACTGCAATCTTTTCTACGTGGGTTATAGGAGCATATGCCTTCTCTAAGTCAGAACCTTCATATTCATCTTGGAATAAAGTAGATAACTCCAAATTCATTGGATCACCTGTAATAGGTTCTACAACAAAATCTCTTGTAATTTTATAGTTAGCATTAGATGGTGTAAAAAGGAAATCACGAGGTCTAATAATATTAACTTTTTCGTTATATAATGCTTTAAATAAAATTTCAAAACCTCTATCAGTACCTTTACTTAAATAAAAGTCTTTGGATTGTTTTAGAAAAACTTCTTGATTTAATTTGTCTGTAAGTTGTCTTCCTTCTAAACCTGGTGTAATTTGATGTTTTGTTTTAGTTAAAAATTCTTTAAGGAAGAGACAACTTAAATTTTCTATAGTTGATCCTTTGGCATGTTGTTCTGCCGTTGTAGATTCAAAAACTAATTCTTCAGCATTAGTAGGACTTCTATAGGAAGTAACACCACTAAATCCCCTAACGCATCCTGTAAACCCAAAAGTAGTTATTCCAGTGTATGTAATAATCTCATCATTAATTTTTAATAATCCATAAGAATCTGGGAAACCCAAAGTTCCTGTTGGATAGTTTTGCATATCAATATCAATTGCATCACTAGCAATTCCAACAGTTGCACCTAAACCAACAGAATATGTAAGATTAGTAAGATTATCAATTTTTACATATTGGTCAATATTATTAACTAAGTCAATAGGACCACCTTGATATTCCTGACCCTGATAATATGATTTTAAAAACTCTGCGACTAAAGGATAATCGGATTTTACATATCCAGGAAGCTGGTTCTGAACTATGTTACTAAACTTAACTCTTTTTGTTGTCATTGGATATTTCTATTCTTAGTAGGATGAAGCACCAGATGTGCCAGAGAAAGATGAGGGAGTGGTTGCACCACCACCACTAGTGCTAGGAACCGAAGAGGATGTAGTGGTTGTTGTTATATCACTATTCCGACCTCCTGCACGGACTAAATTGCCATTAGCATAACTTGAAGAGGTAATATAATTTGAACCAGATGGATCTAATCCAGAAGCAATTTCATCAACTACAGTTTCAAAATTACTATTACTTATATCTAGTTGCAAATAAAGATCCTGTAATCCGATAACATCATTAGAGAGAGGACATGCTGAAATCTCAATAATCGTCTGTCCATCCTTTATCATTCCAGATTGAACATTAATTGGATTAATAGTAACAACTCCACTCTTATAATCGATAGTTCCTACATTTCTTTTAATAATAGTAGGAGATTGTGAATCTATTGAAGGAAGAGAGAATAAAAATAGAGATCCAGTTAATCTATTGGTATTTGGTATATCTGAAATATAAACATCATCCATTACTCCAGCTATTTTAAATGCAGATGACTTAATATTATATCCACTCATACTCTTAATATGAAATTCATTACCAAAACCAATTTGGTACTCTGCAAAGGCATTTAGAACTGCTCTAATGTCTCTTCTTATATAAACAGTCGTAATATTGGAAGTTATTGCTTCATTACTTTGATCGATAATATTTAAAAACTTACTATATTTAAATCTAGCACCATATTTGTTCATATCAGAAGATTCAGCATATTTTTCAGCATTACCTTGAACTAAGGTAGATACATATGCTGCGTTTGGAGCAAGATTAGTATTAAAATAGATTTTTGAGTTAACTTCAAGGTACAAATACTTCAAATCAAGTATTTCAGGCACAATTCCTGCAACTGCATACTTCTTTAACTTTAATTTTATCTTTTCTTTGATCAAACTTGGTAAAAAGTCACCAGTTCTTGGTTTTATACTAATAAAGACCTTTCCAAATTGAGGAGGAATCAAATCTTCACCTCCAAAAACGGAAATTGACTCAGTTTCGGGATAAATTCGTGATGGAATCAAAGATTCATAGTCATTTGAGGTTACTGCTCTGTTTTGAGACGAATAAATCCTTGGAGCAAACTTTCTAACCGATTCTACAGACTCAATTACCTCTCCACCCGATGCAGAGAGTCCAGTTGTCATTAATGAGATGCCAGCACTGATAGTATATGACTGAGCATTACGTGTATATGTAATTCTACCTGCAAAATTGAAAGAACTTAGTCCATTTGCTGCTTCTCCAGCAGAAGTGATGTAATTAATGGTAATAAAGTTACCATCTTCGAGTGCTTTTCCAAAAATTCCATCTCCGAAGAAAATTTGATATCTTTCATCTTCAATTTCTTGTAAATAATAAACTTTTGACTCAGATTTTACGTCAAAAAGGCTATTTTGTGAACTATATTTTGTTTCTGTTGTAGATGCTTCACTTGGACGTACAGAAACAGTCATTAAATCAGTATCAACACCAATATTTGGTATTATAAACTTCTGATTCGGTACTCTTGATGAATAAGTGAAGGTTTGAGTTAAAAGTGTGCCTTCAAAAACCTCAACATCGTTAAATTCTGCAATTCCGTTGAAAACTGGAACCGTAATATCACTTAAAATCGAAAAAACGAAAGATTGACCACCAAAAGCACTTGATGATGCTGCCACAGGACCCTTCTTAAGGGTTAATGTAGCAGGTGAAGGTGTAATTCCACTCGTATTTACGAAAAATGATACAGTTGCCCTTGCTGCTTGTCTTGGACGGGGTACATAACCTATATTTCTTGCCAATGAAACGATATTTTCTCTTAAAGTTGCAGTATCAATGAACACTTCATTAGTGATCATGTTCGCATTATAAGAAGTAATGTAAGTATTATATGCCAGAACGTCTAAAATCGTTGAAAGGTTAGATCCCTCGAAGTCATAATCGGTAAAATTCGAGTTAGATTTAAGATATTCTTCTAAAGTTGATTTAACTTGGTTAAAATCCAAGTTAGAAAAGTTAGCTAATGGCATTTTTACCTACTTGACTGCAAAACAAATTGTAATTCTTGTGCTGGAACCTCTATTCCAATAATTTCATATATAATTGTTACATCAAAAGCATTATTATCATAGTTTGGAAATGCTTCAACATCTACTAATGATACTCTAGGTTCATAAAGACCTATAGATTCACGTATTTCATCAGTAATAACAGAAGCAGTAATCTCATCTATGTTCTCAAATAGTGATTCCGTTATCCTAGATCCAAAAGAAGGTTGAAAAAATTTCTCTCCAGGTAGTGTAAATACAATATTACGAAGGGAACGAGCAATAGCATTTGCATTTTTAAGAGCGATTAGATCTTCATTCAGGGGATTTGCCTGAAATGTCATGCTAATGTCTTTAAATCCTTGACTAACCCGTTCTAGAGGCACATTAATACACCAA